AGCCTCACCTAGCCAGTAGCGTGAGGCTATTTTTTTGGCTGTTCCTGTGCCCATAGCGTCGTTGTCGGCAATCACTATCGGGTCTTGGACTGTCTTAGCTATCTCCAACATATTCCCAGCCGAAAAGCAAACGTGGATTTTGTACCGCTGCCGAAGGTGTTTCAGCGCTCGACGCACCGATAAGCCTGTCGCTAGACCCTCCACAAGCACATTCGGACCGTGGTTATCTATGGTCAGACTAGCGCCCTTGGTCCGCTGCCCACTCAAAAACCGCTTTGTCCCATCCTCTTGTATTAGCTGAAGGCCAACTAGGCGCCCATCTATCCGCATTGGTACAGTTAGGAGGCCATTCCAAACCTTACTGGGCTCTGGAAACCCCTTGCGAATGAGGTAGGGGTGGGGCTCGACTGTAACATTGTTAAAGATAAATGCCGCCTTTTTGGCTGCCTCATCCTGCTTTCGCACTTGGTCTGCCATACGTTTCTCGCGCTTTGCAGCCGCATGAGGGTCATGGATGTAGGGTTCGTCGGACATATACCTTATCGGGCTTTCATGGACTGCATGGTTTTGTATGAGGCCACTTCTCCCATCAAAAATGTACGCGCCGTTCTTCTTTTTTGGGTGATCTACGGTTGGAACTCTCATCCACCTTCCCTCGACTACATGGTCTATCAGAAGGCCATTTTGTTGTGCGAACTCTTCGAATCTCATGCCCTAGCCTTTGCGTATGCGATGTTTTTACTTTTAATCCAGTTGAGCGTTTTATAGCTCGGCGACTTTATCTCTGTGCCAAGACCCCTTGGGAAGGCCCCATACTTTTCCTTGTACTTGTGCGCCGCCCAGCCATCTTTGTATCCGCGCATACGACTGTAGTACAAAAGCTCAGAGTAGAAGCTTTGATTCTCGCCTGTGGTGCTTTTGCCCATCTCAAGCTCGATCATCTTTCCTGGCACGTTCAACACTTCTTTTGAGGGACGCACCCAGCCGCATTCCCCGCAAATTCTGTCAGGCCAAACCCACAGCGCCCCGCAGCCGCCACACTTGGCTTCTTTCTTCTCTTTCTCTGTTGGCTCTTTCTTGGCAGTCTCCGCGCCTTCGGGTAATGATGTAACGCCCTCGGTAAACAAATCATCCCAGTCTTTTCTAAACCTGAGATAGTTGCCCGAGTGATCCAGCCAAATGCCGTGCGTCTTACCCTCGCAAGGGCGCATGATTCGCCCCATCTGCTGGACATGGCTGGAGAATGATTTAGAAAAAGGCCTGGCCGACACGCCAATCATTACGTCTGGAACGTCAAACCCTCGCGTGAGGATGTCCGTGGCAATCAGCCCCGTTATATCGGTGTCTGGACGGCTAAAGTCTTCAATCGTTTCCCGCTTGAAGTCATCATCTTCCTTGTAGCTGATGGAAACAAAGTTGTATCCCCGCTCTGCAAACTGGCGCGAAAGGTCACGACCATGCTCAACGCCCGAGGCAAAAACAACAGTTTTTCTTGGTCCACCGAATAGCTGGTTTGTCTTGTTGATCCACTCATCAACTATATCGCCGGTAATCTTCATCCCTCGGGTGCTGACCTCATCTTGCGACCACTCTCCTGCAACCTTACTGGCTCCAGTCATGTCAATCTCTTTGGCAATGAAAATCTTGAGCGGAACTAACCATTTATCCTCGATAAGCTCACCCGTTGGCTTAGCCCCCACCACATGAGTGTAGGTGTCACCCAGCCCAGCCGTGAAGGGTGTAGCAGTCAGGCCAATAACCCTGATATCGGGGTTGTCCTTGATGAACTGGATGACTTGCGTGCGCTGGACATGGCACTCGTCAATTATCAGAAGGCCAACCTCCGGGAAGTCAGCCCGGCGCTCCAGGGTCTGTGCGCTGCAGACCTGTATGCTTTCATAAGGGCGATGCCTCCAATGTCCCGCCTGCATGACGCCGTGAGCAATACCGTACTTGGCAAGTCGCGTGCTGGTTTGATTGACCAATACGATCCTGTCTAGAACCATTGCAACCTTAGTCCCCTTTTTGGCCTCTTGCATCATCATATGCATGGCTACTTCAGTCTTTCCAAAACCTGTAGGGGCATACAAGAGTTGGCAGCGGTGTTCTGCAAAGCCCCTGTCGAGCTTATCCACAACATCCGCTTGATGCGGTCTTAAATTTATCATGTGTCTCTCCTGCTGGGAAACCGCCCAGCTTCGGTTTTACTTCTCTGCTCTTTTTTTCCAGTAGTTGATTTGCTTTAGCATCTCTGCGTTCTTAGACATGAACTCATCCCTGCTTTGGGTCATGGAGTGCAACCGTGATTCAAGATCCTTAACTTGCTCTCGCAACATCTCAATTGTTTCCTGCACTTCGGCTTGGGCCTCTTCTGTTGCCGGAAGCGAGCGAACTGCCAGCATATCTTTGAGCCGTGTATTCTCTTCTGAGATCACACCAAACTCTGTTGCAAGCTCATTTAATTTATCATCTTCTGTCGGTTCTTCATAGACCGGATCTGCCGGCTTTGCCTTGCGCCCAATGTTGGTTGTATCGCGGCGCTTTCCATCTTTACCAATGGTATGGGTCTTTTCCAGTCCAAGGGCTTTGCGCACCCTGCCTACAGTCATTTTGCTCACATCACATACGACTGCAATTTGGCCGTCCGAGAACTCTCCCATCTCGATATCTTCCAGGGCTAATTGAACAACGTGGCGCCCTTCTTCCGAGGTTCTTGGCTTGCCATGCGTAGAGTTTGCCTTGAGTGATGCAACAAAAGCATCCCGCTTGGTTCCCTGTTTTACGTTGGAGGCAATGTCTTTGAAGCCAGCCCGTTTGTGGGCGTGGAAGCGATGAAAGCCATCGGATAGCCAATAAGACTTTCCATCAAAATACAAATCTATTTCTGGGAATTGCTTTCCTTCCAGAAGCTTCTCCGTGTAGTGCTGGACAAGGTTTACGTCCAATTCTTTTCGGGGTTGTGTTCCACCATCAAGGCGGATTTTTTCTAGCAAAATTTTCTCAGTCATTTTCTCTCCAGTTAAAAATTAGTAATGAGGTAACGCAAATGTGATAAGGTTAAAAAGTTTGCTCTAAAGGACTACCATGAAATCTGCCATTTCTGATCAGGAATTTATTGAGTTGTGGAATACGCACCAGTCCCCAACGAAGATTGCAAAAATTACCGGCATCTCCGAGAGAACTGTTTACGCAAAGCGGAATTCCATTCAAGTCTCGCAAAACGTGAAGCTGGAAACCAACAGGCCGGTACAGTCTGTTGACCAGCCACGGTACACTTACTCCCCCGTTAGACCAAAGACTGAACTTGGGATTGAAAATGGAACGGTTATTGTTTTTTCTGACGCTCATTTCTGGCCTGGGATACGGACTACTGCTTTTCAAGGTTTATTGTGGGCGATTGAAAAATTACAACCGAAAGCAGTTATTTGCAATGGGGATGCTTTTGACGGTGCATCTATCTCTCGCCATCCACCTCTGGGCTGGACTAGAACACCGAGTGTGATTGACGAACTCAAGGCTTGCAAGGAAATGCTTGGCGAGATCGTTGAGAAGTCCAAGGCAGCGCGACACAACGTTCGGCTTGTGTACACAATGGGCAACCATGATGCGCGGTTTGAAATGCGCTTAGCGGCAAATGCACCACAATATGTACATACACCAGGCTTCAAACTATCTGACCATTTTCCAGATTGGGAATTTTGCATGTCAGTTTGGGCCACCGACAACATAATTGTGAAGCACCGATACAAAGGCGGCGTCCACGCTACTCACAACAACACGGTTTCTGCTGGTAAATCCATCGTAACTGGGCATCTTCACGCGCTTAAGGTAACGCCCTATGCGGATTATTCTGGGAATAGGTATGGGGTAGACACCGGCACATTGGCTGAGCCCAGCGGACCCCAATTTGACTATGCCGAAGAGAACCCGCAGAACCATAGGTCGGGCTTTGCTGTTTTGACAATCAAGGATGGAAAGCTGTTGTGGCCTGAACTTGTGCATAAATGGGATGAGGGCAAAATAGAATTTAGAGGTGAAGTTATTGACGTATTTGCTTTCTAAAGAACAAAGTACCGATAAATTGACATAAATATCAGTACTTTGTCTTTACAAGATCATTCGTCTTCGGCTTCGACTTCAAAACCTTCCACATCTTCCACAAGCAACCACTCGCCTGTTTCAACGTTCAGCCAGTACCAGGCTTCGTGAGTTTCGTCGTACCAGCAGTAGCAATCGGCGTCCTCATCGTAGACGTACTCTTCGCCATCGTCAAAGTAGTGGGCGATGTCTTCGGGGATCTCGAACTCGTCGTCGGCAAAGTCCTCATCCTCATCGACAACTTCAAGGCTTCCCAACATTCGGGCCATCTCCGCCAATTGGAAAATTGACTCGGTTGCAAACTCAAAGTAGCCGTTTTCGGCAAAATCAACTGTAACAGTAAACATCATAATATTCTCCAAATTGAACGCAGCAACGTGCTGCAAAAGCATCTTACAGCATCAAAATTTCAGTTTTTATGACAAGTTTTTGATGGTCATTTTTCGCAACTCTACCATTGCATCTTTGAAATCTTGCTTAAGTTGCTCAATAGTTTCTTGCTGTTCTTTCATGCGAATATAGGATTCAGTTGCAAAATTTGCTAAGTTTTGATTACTCCAGGCAGGGAAATTTGGAAGGTCTTTCATTTACTGGCTTTCAAGTAAGGTGAATTTTGACGTGGGCGCACTGAACGCGCATAGGGCGCGGAGAGGAAAGTAGGGGCATCAAAGAATACACGGGTTTTAAGACTGTTGCTGTCGTGAAAATTCTCGGGATACTGGTCGCGCAGCGCGATGAGGTAGGCCTCGAGGCGGGGGTTCACGGTCTGGTAAATGTTGCCCTCGCGCACGTCGCTTAGGTCGCGCAGGTGTTGGCGTTGAGCATCGGTGAAGAATATCATTTTGGTTCCTTTAGGTTGGGTTTAGGGCAGTGCTCGGGGGGCACAACGACGCACCATACGGCGCTGTGTTTCTTTTGGTAGGACGCTGCCGTCCATCTGTCGATGTAGGCATCGGGCATGCACTTCAATGACGCAATGATTGCGCGGTGGTCTGAGTCAATACGTACCGCTATCTCGGTCGCCGTAAGCCCATCCTCAACCTCGCGTAGCAGTTCACGTATCCGTATTTGATTGGACTTTTTCACGGTCTTCTTTCTCCTTGTTACGCTTTGGCAATGGCAGCCAGCCAAGGCACCACTCGTTACCCCAGAAGCCGACAATGCACACCCCGCCACGGGTGAGTATCAGCAGCTTGGTATCTTTTGGCGGCGACGGGTCACCAGCATGGGGGTAAAGAAACTCCCTGCCGTCCGCGAAGTAGCGTTGGTCAGTCATTTCTCTGTCTCCATTTGTGGCAAGGTATACGTTAAAAAGCGCACCGCAGTGTCTCCGTCTTTGAGCAACACCGTGATCGTCGCTGCTTGCAAATCTCTGCCGTAGATCAGCATCAGTGCTTCCATGATGCGTTGCGTTTCGTTGTTCATGTGTTCTCCCTTGCTCGGATTGCATCAATTGCCAGTTTTGGTGTAAATCCACACACCATGCAGCCGCCTCGGTCGTTCTGTGCAAACTGTACTAATGGTGGCGCGTCTTCAAACATTTGGGCTATTGCCTCACGCTCGGCTGCTGCGATAACTCGTGCGAACGCAATTTCTCTTTCGGTAAAACCGCCTGTATAGAACGTATTTGCAAGTTCCAACAATTCATTGCGTGTCATGTGTTCCCCTTCTTTTGGGCGCGTATTTTCTTGATCGCCTTCATCTCCCCCAGTAGCTTGTGGTGTAGCTCGGACAGAATGAGAAGTTCTTTGGTGTTGGCCTCGCGCAGAGTTTCAAGCTCCACTATCCATTCCCTCATCATCAGCAGTTTGTTTTCCAACAAAACAACTTTGTCGTCTGGTGTCATGTGTTCTTCCCCTTCAAGGCTTGCTCAATACCTTTGGCAAAAAGAAATCCTACTGTTTCTTTTTGTGGTCCATCGCCAAGCGTTAATTTCATTTGATTTATATCGCAATAAATTTGTGACAAAATAGTTTTAATCTCCTCATCCGTCAGCCCTACCCATTCGCGCTGTGGTGGGGCGGTGTAGAGGGGCCGAACTTTTGCATGGCTACCTTTTAGCGCCGCCATCTCCTGTGCTTCCGCTTGCGTAAAGAACAGGTCGTGCAAGTTTCCCTCAAATACACCCCACGCCACAGGCTCCTGCGCTGGCTGCGCCAATGCTTCTTTGATTGCGGTGATGGCTTGATTTACTTTGTCGGCATCATACGTTTGCATCATTCCAAAGTCATCATCTGTATGCCACTCATCGTCGCCGCAAGTTTCCAGCGCCTCAAGCGCCAGCTTCAATGCTTCGTCTTTAGTCATCACAGTTACTTCTTCGCTGGCGCTGATGTGGTATATGTCGCCGTTCTCATCTGTACACACGCTGTACATCCCATCAATATGGTGGAATAAGAGAACCACACCA